CGCGGTCGGATCGTTCGTGAACCCCCAGTCCATTCCATACGCTACAAGCTTTGCGCGTTCCGGTATTGCTTCCGCTACTTGCCATTGTGGAAATACTGCGGCTGTATTAACTCCGCGCTCGCCGAGGCCATATATACGCCAGTAGTTAGCGTCCGTTTCTTTAAACCTCTCAATCTCTTCAACAACCGACTGCTCAAGGAAGGGGTTGTCTTTGTATGTAGTCTTAAAGAAGTCTACGTCGTCGCGCTCTAATACGTGGTCGTATATCCAGTGGTATTGGTCGGACGGGTTAAAGTCGAGCAACGTCTTGTCCGTTGTTCTCAATATAAGCTGACGCCAATCTTCAAGACTTAATTCGTTGGCCTCGTTAATGTATAGAATATGACGCTTACGACCTCTTAGCTTTTGCGGTTGGTCTGCGCTTATAAACTCGATAAGGTTGCCAAATAGTGTGTAGGTCGCTTGGCTCTTGTTGTGGTGTTCTTCTTTGTAGTGTCCGCCTTGTGTGAGTATGTCAAAGAAGTCGCGCATTACTGACGACCTAAGCGCAGGAAATGTCTTGCGGACTATTGTTATAACCGTGCCGGCACTTCTGTTCTTGTAGCATAGTTCAATAAGGCTCTGACAGATTGAGTACGTCTTGCCCGATCTTGTGCCGCCTTGGTGTACTTGAATCTTAGCCTTGGACTTTTTAACGTGGTAATATGTCGACGGCTGTTTACTCGTCATCGAACCATTTGAACGGCTTCGGTTCGTTTACTTCTATTTCTTGCTTCTCTACATAGCCTCGGTGCTTGCCTTTAGTCTTTAGGTAGAAGATAGTGCTGCTCGGTATCTTGTTTTTGATTTGCTGATGTAGTGAACTCTCTGCAAAGTCTATCGCGCTTTCTTGTATGTCCTTGACCGCATCTTTGTATTCTTCGTCTTCTTCTAACCAACGGTAGTGCGTGCGTCTTGATATGTTGCACGCTTTAGCGGCTGTGCTTACTACTCCAAGCGAACGCTCCAAAGCTTCTAAAAATTCCTTTTTATTGTGTGCCATTTGTTACTTTTCTTAATGCTTCTAATATAATTCCGCCGACATACTTGTCTTCGTCTTTTAAGTTAGATATAATATCAAAAGCAATGTCGTAATCTTCTTCTTCAAACTCAATTTTAATACTTGGCTTTTTAGGCTTTTCTTTTGTTGGTTCTTCTTCTTCCCATAAATCAAGCCCCCATTCATTTAAGTCAGTAACGTCCCATTCGTTAGCAAGTATATCCCAATCCCAATCTCCAAAGCTTAGATTGTCTTTAATCATGAACTCGTCGCGCTGTGCTTTCGTCCAATCGCTAACGTCTATAACGTCAACCTCTCGGTATCCTAATTCTTTAAGGACAAGTAGTCGCATATTACCGCCCAACACATAACCGTCCGCTACCACTAAAGGGCGAACAGATAACATTTCGGGGAATGCCTCAATCGAGGACTTCAGCTTCTTGTACTTCTCCTTGTTCAGACTTCGCGGGTTGTGCGGATCCGTCTGGAGTTGGCCTATCGGTCTTTTGGTTTTCTTGATGTTCATCTACTGATTTTAAAACAGCCCTAAGCAATTCCAAGAAAGGCTTGTTTGCTACGGCTAAGTCTAATATGATATTCGGGGAGTCGTTGTTGTGCGACTGTATCTTGATAACGTTCTTGTGTCTTGAGATTAACAAGAAGTCGTCGCTTGTGTTTATGTTCTTATTTGCTTGTCTGTGTGCCATCTGATTCTGTTTCGCATGAAGATTCGTAGACCTTCAATAATTCAATATACATATTCTTGTTGCATGACGCACAAGACGTCTGCTTCATTTTCTTTTTAAAGACCTCCTCGTAGAGCTGATAAAATCCTTTTGCGTTTTGTTTGCCTAAGTTCTGTCCGGAACGGTAGGCCGGTAGTAGTACGTCTTTGAAAAACGTCATCTGCTCTGGCGTCATTTGTTCAATGTCGCGATAAGGAAACATTTTGTTGAGTCGCTCGCGGCGTTCGTCACAGCCGCAATCGTCGCCGAAGAATTTCTTCACGACTTTTTCTACGCCTGTTGACTTAGTTATTTTTTGAATAGTATCTCCTAAGCCCTTGCTTTTCTTTTTCATTTTGTATGTATGTTCTGACGTCCCGGATTGCACGGTACAAAGTGTTGCGACTTATTCCCGTTTCTTTTGCTAATGAGTTAAGCGAGTGCTTATCGCCGTAGTATATAGCAAAACAGTTTTTTTCAAACCATTCAACGTCTTCAAGCTTTTCGTCTATAAATTTAAGCAATACCTCGTTCCACTTCTTTTGGTCTATCTCGTCCAACTTGTGAAGGTGTCGCAAATGTTCGGCTGCTTGCCTGTGGCGTTCTGATGGCTTTCTGTATTTGTAGTGGTAGCGACTTGTGGTGCTTCTGTAATTGTTCACGCAAAGTCGTATGATCCAAAACCGCATCTGATTCTTTGCAACTATGGCGTTCATCTTTTCGCGGTTAGCCGTTAAGACAGCAATAATAACTTCGTGAGCTAAGTCTTCAAAGTCAGGGTAGCGTGCTTGCGTTATTACCTTAGCAATCTCAATAATTGCGTCATAGTTTTCGCGTATGTACTTTTGAACCACCTCTAAAGTTTACAAAAGTTTCTTCACTTCCGCTTGGTAGTGTTTTATTTTTTCTAACAACCATTCGTTAGTAAGTCTGGCCGGGTGGTTGCTTTGGACAACAAGCTCATCTGCTAACTCTGTCCCAAGGTTGAGAGCGAACAAGTACTGCTCACCACCGCGAAAGCCATTGCACCGTTTACACTGGGGCTTGACATTATCCTCAGTCCATCGCGTTGCGTACTTTCCACGAGATTGAAAATGGCCTGCGTCCACTTCCTTCCAATTTTTACTTACACCACAAGTGAAACAAGAAACGTAGCCTGCGTGGTCGGCGTCCTTCATTCGGACGTATTGACTAAATACTTTGTCTAACTTCTTGACAAGTGTCGAACGCTTTACAGGCATAAATACAATACACCAAGCAAAGCAATAACGGCTTCATTTACTCTGACGCCTTGAGATATATAATACTCGACGCCTATGTCTACAAACGCGAGTACAATCATTGCTATAATTAAACCATCCATACAAACATATATACGACATGTTTGGTTTGTTTCCAAATTTAATCAGATTCTTCCGAATTTGGGTGCGGTATGTGCTTCCATCTTCCTCTCTCGTCGGTGTCGTCTTCTTTTAGGTTTAGATCCTCCGACAACTTTTTGAGTATGTCGCGTTGTTCGGCCGTCATGGGTTCGACCGGTTTATCTCTTAAATGCTTCCATTTAGTTTCGCGGCGTTCTGCTCGTTGTCCTTCGTATATCTGAAAAGCCTCGACAAGTTCCGGAAGCATTAGACGTTCGTATTGGTTGCCATATTTGCCCGCTTTGAAGTTTGTCATTATGCAACGCCACTCTTCAATCTTCATGGCCGGAAATTCCTCAATCAAATAGTCAACCGCTTCTATGATGTGTTCGGTTTCGCGGATCGTCTTGTTGTAGTTTAGATAGTCAAGCGTAGACTTTAGCAAGGCTGTAAGTGCGGCGTGCGTTTGTCTTGGGCAATGCTTAAATGCGGCGCGGACATTTGTTCCATGTTGCCACGCTTCCGCCGGTGTGATTTTAGAGCGACTCGAGATGCGCGCGATACTTTTCAGCGTCGAAGCCATTACTTGTTGTTGCCTTATTTCTAATTGGGTAGAATCCTTTCCACCCTTCTGCAATTGCGTATTCGATAAGTTCGATTGCTTTGTGTTCTTCATTTTGAGCAAGATTTGTGAGCTTTTTGAGTTGTGCTTGTTCAGTGTACTTGTTAGCGTACTTAAAATTAAACTGTTCCTTTTTGTATTGCTTCCATATATCCCAAGTTTTTTTAAACAATTCAGAGTCCCACGGATATACTATGTTAGTACTATGCTTAGTACTTTGGTTGTTATTTGGTATAGGTTCGACAGTTTCGGTATTTGCATTCGTCAATTTTGACAAATGGACGTCACCGGTTTTGTCATTTGCATTTGACAAAGTAAACCATTTAGTACGGTCGTACTTCTTGTCGTTGTAGTTGCCGGACTCTATTGCGCCGGCCTCTTCAAGCTTAGATAGTATTCGGCCAACTTTGCGCGCGCTCCAATATGGAAATAACTGCGCCAAAGCCGACTGCGTGTTGTATGTCCAATACTTTCCGTCACGGTAGTTGTGATCGTTAGCCTCATTCTTAGCCACCCAATAACGGATGTGGTGAAGCATTACTGCCTCATCCACTCCGTATTGTTCGGCGTCTATTCGTGAGAATGTGAAGTAGTCAATCATTCCGACAAAATACGCTCGTGGTGCATAACCTCCCAAACAATCTGCGAGGCGGTTACGTTTTTGTCTTTAACAATTTCCGGTGCATACTTTAATATGCCACGCGGGTTTCGTTTAATCCAACCGTTTATTGTAGCGGTTGTAATTCCCAGTTCTTTGGCCATTCGGGTTTGTGTTCCGTAATGTTTGCCAATAAACTCCTTGAAGTCTGATCTTTGTTTTTTCATTAGAACGGGCCGGGTAGTTCCACTTCTGGAAGTTCAACATTAGCCTCTTCTAAATCAAGCGCATACTTCTTGAGTTGCTTTGCAAGGTTTACCGCATTTCTGAGGCTTACTTTGTCCGGTGGTGCTTGGTTCATTTCCCACTCCATAGCACGACCAATAGCCCACTCGTTTAGAATTATGTCTTGACGATCTTGAAAACGTGTAACCGAAGAGCCGGTGCTTGTCGGGTTACTTCCAAAGTCTGGTCGGTTCAGCTTTAGTTTTTTACCAAACTTTCCTTCGGTTACTGTGTACGCAACTTCGTCGCCTACGTTCCAACGGTCAGGAGTCTTAGCTGAAACTTCGCCAACAGTTCCGTCTTCCAATTCAACTTCCGAAGTGTACATAGTCGCTCCGTCAAACTTACTTACGTAAGTGCCACTTGATTGTGTGGTCTTTATTTTGCTTGTTTGCATTGTTTAATAATTATAAGGTTTACAATTTATTTTATATTTATTTACTGATTTTCCAATCTTCATTCCTGATACTCGTCCTAAATATCCTTCTTTACTTTTTTTGTTTGGCCATATCTCGTTGTCTTTTTTTGACCAAAGCAAGTCATTGGCGTCGGCTTTACATAGTGCAAACCTAAGCTTCAAATAGTTCATAGCGTCAGGCTCACCCCAATAAATTATGTTTATAATCTTCTTGGCTTTTTCAACCCTTCGGATATAATTAACCGCAGAAGCTACGCCGACGAATCCAATATAGTTGCCTTCGACTTGCATCGTTATTCGTTTCTCGTAGGTTTTGTTTAACTCAAAGTCCGTTAGTCCGGGAGCTTGTAATGCGCATCCGCCTATGTCTAAAGATTCACCTTCTACTCCCAAAATGGTGTAGCCGTATTCGTTTGATATGTCTACTAATACCTTGCTCATTTCTTCTTGGTTCTTGCGTTTATAATTGACTGCTTGAAGTCCTCAATGATTCGCTCTTCATTTGCGCTAATAACTTGTCGGCTGATCCATTCGCGCCACTCGTCAAAGTCGTGGATTGGTTCTTTGGGATATACTGTTTTCATTTTGCGTGTGGGTTATCAGCTTTTGCGTCGCGTGCTATGTAGTACGCATCAAGCTTTGTTTGTTCTTCTTTGAGTCGCTTTTGGTGGTATTGAATATTCCATTCAGCATCTTTGATTAATTCTTCGAGTGTCATCTTGTTTATTGATTTGTTTATTTACCTAATTGCTCTAACAAGTAAGAACAAGCTGCTTTACGGGTTCTGAAAAATCCGTTTCCTTTACAAGACCAAACATCTCCTTCTTTGTTTACATACCCAAGTACATCATTGTTGTGAATTACAGCTCCGTTTTCTGTGTTATAAGTAACGTCCTCTAAAAATGTTTTGATAGTTTTCATTTTGT